GTCTTCACTAAGACTGACTCTAGTAGTTCCTCAGATACCCTAGCCGTAACCAAATCGGTTACTCAAGTAAGTACAGATAGCAGCACGGCATCCGACGACCTTTCGGCAATCAAGTCTGGTGCTGATGTCTTCACCAAGATCGACTCTTCGACTGCCGCCGATACATTAAGTATTACGGTAGATAGAACGCTGTCCCTTACCGACTCTGCTGCTACCTCGGATACACTAACTACCTCTAAAGGGCTAATACTCAACATAACGGACAGTTCCTCGACTTCTGACACCCTCACAAGTATCAGTGGATACCATCTAGCATTCACGGACACCTCGACAACCGACGACCAACTAGACAGAATGCTAGCAGCGTTACTGTCCATTACGGATTCTAGCAGTGCCGCAGACACGCTAACTGCGGATGGCCCAACGACAGTTGAATCCGTAATAACCGTTTCCGGGTTGGGTGGCATAGACTTCACAATCCTAACTGAGAGGCAAGCATTGGCACTTATAGATATTTGGAATACCGCATTAGTAAGTTTGGGTGTAACAGCAGTTACATCAACTAGCGACGGTAGCCCTCAACAGAAACTAATCAGTAATGTTTACCCATTATTCAAGCAGCAGTTCCTAGCGGACCATGTTTGGAATGGGGCGAAAAAGACCGCTTCCCTTAGCGGGCTAACCGACAACGCTGGAGATGCGGTGGCCCCTGTTAGCAGGTGGAGTTACGCATACACGCTCCCAACAGACTCTCTGAGGATTTGGCGACTCAATGGACTAGAGAACCAACCCAACCATGTTGGAGGAATGGCGATCAACCTATGGGAGATAGAATGTGTAGTGACCGATGAAGGCACCGTAAATGAAGACACTCGTCGCTGTCTCTGTACCGACCAGAGTACGGCTAAGATCGAGTATGTCTTCGATGTCACGGACCAGAAAATAGACACCCTGCTAGGCCCATTAGTTAAACACGCTATGGGTAGAGCATTGGCTGTGTATGTCGCACATAACTTTGGGAAGAACTCCACAGAGATTGCACAACTAGAAGCATTGGCAAAAGAGGCTTTGCTGTCTGCGAAGGGGGTAGATGGACAAGAAGGCACCCCTCAGATCATGGGATCAACAAGCCTCCTAGGAGTTAGGTACATCTAATGGTCTACATAGCACAGCAGTCATTTGGTTTCGGAGAAGTGGACCCAAATATCAGGGCACAGTACGAAAGTCTGATGTACCAGAAGGGGTGCCAGACTTTTGATAATGCGATGCTGTCGGAGACTGGATCTGCTAAAAAGCGATGGGGCAGTGTCTACTCGTCAACGATAACTAATGGAGATAAGGCATTTGAGTTCATTGACGGATATGGGGATCGGTATCTCATAATCGGGAATTCAACAGGCTATACCATAGAGGTCAACGGTACAGAGATAGCGTCCTTCACCTCCTCTGGGCCACCTACTGATGTTACTTCTACAGGCAGCGAGTTCTATGCCATAGTGCCTGATGGGCTATTTCTGCATCGAACCCTAACGAGCAGGGATGGCACCTCGTATGTATGTTCTAGGTCAAAGGTAGATCCTGCCGCCACTTTGATCTCCACGACTCCTCCAACGACATTCACTGTTGTACAAGCGGTAAATGATGGCAACTCAACCGAATCCATCACTCTCGCCACAAAACCAGTGACTCCGACTCTGGTAACGGCGAGTTCAGGGTGGTTTAGTGTCGATGATGTTGGGGATCTCTATAAGTTGGGCGAAACCAAAAGCAGAGACACTATATCAACTACAGGACCAAGATGGGCGTTAGTATCCCGTGTCGTTAGCCCAACATCAGCGTATATGGCAACAACGGACCAATTGAATCTACAACAATCAAGTACGCCAATAAGTGCAGGGGTGCTTACGATTCCGGGTCATGGGATCCCTAGTGTTACTTACACCAGTCAATTCCCAACTGCGAAGTGGTATAGAGGTAATGTAGATGCCAACTATTATACTAATGAACCGCCAGATGGAAAAACTGTACTTTTGGAAAGACTGACAGACGACACTTTTCAGATTCATACCACTGGTAATTCTGGACCCTCGCTGATCTCTAACACTTCTGGGCAAGACAGGTCCACATATTTGTTGAAATTGGGCGGAGATGTGTTCACGAATACCCCGGGGATGGAAGGTCATGTCAATCTTCCAGATTTCCCGGATGCCGTCACCACTGCGTCAAACGACTGGGTAGGGCCATATAGGAATTGGACTCCATTATCAAATGCGGTGTATACGAATTTCGACTATGGTGGAGCAGGGGTAACAAAACCCAGCGGAGTGTATCAGGATGTTTCACCGTGGCCAGCATGGGCACAGGGAGCCACGCTGAAATGGGATAACGATGGGGTTGGAAGTTGGGGAATGAACACCGACAATGTTCATCAGCAGTTGGTTTCTCAAGGAGTTGTTCTAAAGGCAGTCCACTACATAAATTCGGGGATTCATGCCACATCTTATTTCGTAGCCACTTGGAAGCCTTTTATGGGCAACGATGGGGCAATAAATACAGCCTCACCTAGACTGACGCATATCTGCGGACCAGCCTTGGCGGCATCTCGGCTATCAACCACAGTTCCAGCCAATGCCGAGACGCTAATATGGTATATAGCCTCCAGTGAGGATCAGACTAGCACTGCCATAAAAATGGCAGACGGACTTCCGGCACCTAAAAACGGGTGGAATCCATCACTACTAGTAAGAACTGTAGACTCTAATCCAGATGGAGCAAGTAGCGGCGTAACCTATCCGGTAGCCCTTGTTGGGTCTTCATCCAGAACTGGGACATATACCTCATACCAATCTTCTTTTGCCACGAATGACTATATTACTGATACAACGACAACTGCCAATTGCGTCAACAGATACTCGGTTTTGGTCGGAGAGATTGCCCCCGCTGAAAGTTCACAGGTATTCAGATTGGGATACTGGGAAAAGAATTTCGATACTAACTATTCTAGCGGTAAGACGGAAGCAGGAGAAGGTCCAGTAGCGAACTGGGAAGTGACGGGGGCGGCATTCAGCCCAGCGGCATCTCCGAATGCAACATTTACAAATACTTCATTAGTTCGATCTAGCGTTGCTGCTTATCATCAGTCACGAATCATCTTATCCGGGTTTGCCCCGGCTGATTTTCCAACAGAAGACACAGGAGGTCTGAGGGATCTTATAGAATCACAATTTCTAGGAACCACAGTGATATCCTCTAAATCTGGCAGTCCGTCTGATTTCACTACAGCAGAAGCAGAGGATGATGGACTCTCATTTCAGAGTACAGCCAAGCAGGGTGGTAAGATTGTATGGCTCAAGAGTCATATGAACGCCCTGTTTATCGGAACTGGCGAGGAGGAGTTCGTCATAGAGGATGCCCCTCTGATTCCTGCACAAATAAATGTTTCGTCACAATCAGAATATGGCTCCAGTTCTGGGACTCATGCAGCACTCTTCGGAAACAATGTGGTATTCGTGCAGAAAGACGGCAGGACTATCCGTGCTATGGGGTACGAGGAGAGGCGGCGAAGATTTGAAAGCACGGATCTCCTCCAGTATGCGAAGCACATAACGAAGAACGAGAAAATAACAAGGATTGCGGTCGTGGGCACTGCCAACCAATACCTCTTCATCCTCACAGATGCTGGTAAAGTGTGGTGTTTGGGCCTAAACCCGCAAAATGAAGTCTTTGGGTGGTCCCAGTGGAAAAGCGACTACTATACCTATTCTGATATACTTGGCACTAACGATGGGTCCGGCAACCCGGCTCTCTGGGCACGGGTACTCCTCACGGGGGCTACGACAGCCTCTAAGGGAGTCTACATAACATCCGACCCCATATACTCCAACAGGCGTATGGATCTCATAGAGGAGCATACAGGCGGCGATATCGTGAATACCGGGTCTCTTGCCGGAGTAGTCAACATTAGTGCTGATTTGCTCGGCAAGGAAGTGTCATATATCCTTCTGGTTGGAGGAGTGGAACTGTACTACGGCAATGCGACCGTTATTACCACCACCGGTGGGGTACCAACCACGGCCATATACTTTGGAGGGGAGGAATTTGGGACAGTCTTAGGCACCACTCCAACCAAGGTTTACATAGGGCTACCGTATACTTTTTCGCTAGTCCCTAATATTCCTGAGTTGATGCTTCCGGGTAAAGGGTCAACAAGTGGCAGGAACAAGAACATAAGCCGCATTAGAGCATATCTGAATGCGGCTCGTGGAGGGGTAGTAGAAGGCTACAGTATACTTCCTGCTACGGCAGGTTTGAGTCTTGTGCCTGATTCCCCTGGATTCTACAGTGTCTCAGTAATCGGGGAATACGGTCCACAGCCAGAGATTAGCATTAACCAGTCAGTCCCGTATGAGTTCGAGGTATCGGGGTATAACGCAGAGTATGACTTTGGAGATTAAAAAATGAGCCTAGCAGTAGCAGCAGCAGTCCTAAATGTGGCTGGATCTTATTTTGGTGGTAAGGCCAAGAAAAAGGCCGCCAAGAGAAAGGCTGCCTTCCAGAGAAGTCAGGTGATCCGGCAAAGGGATTACGGACTAGAGGACAACAGACTGTCCAGCAACGCTCTTCAAAGCCAGATCATGGCAAGTGCTGGAGCGTCTGGAGTGAGGACTTCTAGCGGGAGTGTACAGAGCGTTAAGTCCGACGAGATGCTCAAGTCTGGTCGCAGGAGGG